CAATTCACTATAATCATTTTTTGCAATTCCTTGAAGTTGTGGTTCAATATCACTTGCCCACATACAAGTTCCACCGAAATATTCTAGATGCCGACATAGTTGACCGTCACCAGCACATGGCTCTGCAAATGCAAATCCTTGTTGTAAATGTTGTATAAGAGGTTCTACTGCCGCAAAGGGCGTTGGATAAAAATCTCTTGGTTTTCTTTCAAAGTCTGATCGTTTTCCCATTATTCCACCACATGACTAAAGTTCTTAATCTTCTCAAATTTAATTGTACTTCTAAACTTATCTGCAAGTGCATCCTGTTTATGACTAATCACAAATACATTCTCATCACCAAGTGTGTTTAGAATCTTTAGAAACTCATCTGTACCAGTATTATCAAGTGAGCTGTCAAATATCTCATCAAGTATAAGTAGATTAGTATTTGCAGAGTTTTTCATCTTTGCAACGGCTCTCCAAGTAAAAAGTAAAGCTAAATCAATACGCATCTTTTCACCTTCACTAAAAGATGTATAAGAAAACTCATCCCGAAAACGTGACTTAATTGTTTCCTCAAAGTTTTCATCCAAAGTAAAGTTAACATAGAACTCCATAGAAGTTAGATACGTATTGATTAGCTTATTCATAATAGGTAAATATTGTTTTATTATCTTTGTCTTAATACCTGTATCCTGTAACATATTTCTTGTTGCTTCGTAGTATGTTTTATTCTCACTTAATTTAGATTTCTGATTTTCATATACAGTTAACTGATCTTCTAGTTTTTTAAGTTCTGTTTTATCAACCTCTTGTTTATCATTCTGTAAATGATTTATCTCTGATTGTAGAGTACTATTAAACTTTTCTATCTGTAAAATTGATTCATTATCTTTTGCAATCTGAACTTCATGCTCTCGTATACCATCAGCAATCTTTACAATTTCTTTTTGACGTTCTTTATATTTTTTTAGTTCATTCTTTAACTGTGAAATACCATCAGATACTTTATTAGCTTCTGTTTGTTTTTGTTTGATCATATCAGTTTTAAATATCTTACTAATATGTTGTTGACAAGTAGGACAATCTTCATTTGTTTCAAAAAAGTTTATTGTCTTAGAATGTGTTTTGTGTTTCTCATTAAGAGTAGAATGTATATCCTGTAGTTTTTGAAACTTAGATTTTACAGAATCAGAATCACTAATCTGTTTTAACAAAGCAATATTAGTGCCTGATAAACCATCAACCTTTTCTTTTCGTTTGTCTATTTCTTTTTCGTTTTTGATAATAAGATTAGTTTTTCCTTTTATTAGTTTTTCTTTATTCTGTATAACCTCTGCAAGATATTTCTTCTGAAGCTCTATTTTTTCTGAATGTAAACTAATCTGATATTCAGTATCTTTTATTTCATCTGAATTATTTTTTAATCTCTGTTTTAATAACATATTCATTGTAGAGAATATTTGTATATCAAGTATTTCTTCAACTACCTCACGGCGGTGTCTAGACTTTAACTGCATGAAAGGTATAAACGTAGATGAACCTAAAATAACAACTTGAGTAAAACTACGATAGTTTAGTTTAAGTATCTGTTGCTCTAAATACTTTTGATAGTCTCTAACATTTGCATCTTGATTATACATCTTACCATTAACATAAATCTCAAATACATTTGGTTTGATTCCACGTACCACTTTTATTTTTTTTGAGCCTATATTAAATTCAACTTCAACCATACTTCCTGTCATATTCACAGAATTTATTAGTTGAGTTTTATTAATACCACGAAATGGTTTACCAAATAAACCAAAACAAAGAGCATCTAGAACAGTAGATTTTCCTGCTCCGTTTTCTCCAATAACAAGTGTTGTTGAATTTCTGTCTAGCTGAATTTCGGTAAAGTTATTACCTGTTGAAAGAAAGTTCCTCCAACGTACATATTTAAAAGTTATCAAAGTTCTAAGTCCTGAGCCTCGTTATATAAACTCTTCATAGTAGTTTTGAGTCTATCTTTACTTAGAGTAATATCAAGTTCATCAATATACTTATCAAGTAGTGTTAGTGTATCTTCTGAATTTTGTACAATATCATCTGACACATTGCTTGCATCCATCTCACTGAAATCCTCAATGATTTTTACTTCAAAACAATCTGCTTTAAGTAATCTATCTGTAAATTTATCAAACTCATATAGGTCTTTTTTATTTACAACAATCACTTTTACATAATGATCTTTGTATTGTGCAACATCATGTTTACTATAATCATTTTGAGAATCATCATAGAAAACTTTCTTAAAGATTGTGAATGGATTTACTATTCGTTCTAGTTCTTTTGTATCTGTATCATAAATATGAAATCCTTTTGGATCATCACAGTCATTCCAGTATATCTCATAGGGAGTTCCAAGATAAAAGATTTGTCCATCATCATTCTTGTGATGAAAATGGCCACTGAATACAGTTTCAAATCTTTTGAAATGTTCTTTTTCCCAACCATCAGCAGAAACCATTCCTTGACCTGTCATTGCAAAACCAGCAACTTCTAAGTGTCCCATAAGAATATCTGATTGAGCATTTTTCAACGCATCCATAGATGCATTATAATTGTTTGCATTTATCCAAGGCATTAGTAGTATAGGAGTTTCATCAAATTCTACAACTTCTGGGCCAGTGTATACTTTGAAATTATTACTTACAAGTTCTTCCATAGAATTGACTTCACTTGTATTTTTATAATAAGTATCATGGTTTCCCACTATCAAATGTAAGTCAACACCAATCTCTACAAACTTATCTATAAACCTTTTTCTAAAATCAGTTGCAGTTTTATATGAAACATACTTACGCCTATCCATAACATCACCCATATGAATACAAGTAGTAATCCCTCTTTCTATTAGTGTAGGGAAAAATAAATTTTCATAAAACTTAAAAAAGTATTCATTAAAGTTTGCGTTATCATTACGAGCACCAAAGTGTGTATCAGTAATTATTGCAATTTTCAATCTGAACCTCTTTCGACAACTCTATCAATATCTTCATCTTCCATAAAATTTTCTAAACCTTTCTTTTTAACAACTTCTTTTTTCTTTGGCTTATACACATCCTCATCAGGAAGCATTATAGTTGGGTCAAAACCAATTACTGAATATCCAGTATCATCACCTTCCATAGTAGTCCAAGATTCATAGTTTTTATTTTCTATCATTTTATTCTTGACATGAGTTTGTTTCTTTTCTCTTTGTATTCTACGTAAAAATGCATAGTAAATAATTTGTGTAAAATATGCAAATGGGTTATTAGATTTTTCTGGATTGAAGTTCTTTACATATTGTAGACAATTCTCAATCCCATCAGATACCATCTCTTCTCTATATGTATAGTTTATGAAGTTAGGCCTATATGCTAGATGATTTGCAATTTTTAGAAAACACTCACCAATGTAATCTGTAACAGGTGGTATGTGTTCCTCATCTGGCCAAGTTTCTCTCCAATCAATCATTGCTTGAAGAAATTTCTTATTATCTACGTAATGTGGTTTCTTTGGTTTTTTTACCATAATAGCTCCTTAGATATACTATTCTATAATATAAACTAAGTTATCATAAATGTCAATGTACTTACGTAATATCTTTTTTTCAAAAGGGAATTGACAGAAGGCAATATCGTCTATATACTCAACTATGTTGAGGTTCAATGAATAGATTTACTTTCTGTTTCTAGTTCATCTAAAAGTTCATCATATACATCATCATCAGATATTTCTTCTAAAGTTTCTTCGTTATTACCTTTCCAATCTTCTATTCTTCTTAGAACGTATTCATAATATCTAGAAAGCCCTGGCGATGCTACAGCCGTTGTTACGACTGTCGATTTTGCAAGAGTAAAATAATTTTGCTCTGTATATGGTTGTATCCATCGGCTCAAATTTAAAGAATCAAGTTCTCCATTTTTTGTCATTTGTGGAAACACTGACATTAAAAGAGGATTCTCTATTTCAATATCTGCTTCATTTTCTGAAGTTAAAGTTGCAATAATATCTTCGCCATTAGATAGTTTAATAACTTTATATGTTGTATCATTCATTTTAATTTTACCTTACTAATGTCGTAATCAAATTGTTCTTCGTTGTAAATATTTAGTCTTTCTGTAAAATGGTTAAGAGTAAAATTTCTTCTTTCTTTATAGCTAATATCATCTGCAATATCATATATTAAAATGGAATCTTTAGTTGATGATGTACGCAATCCTCTTCCAATTGATTGAAGCACTCGTATTTTTGATTTACTTGGACTTGCGAGCACGATGTTGTTAATATTACGAATGTTAATACCAGTAGAAAAAGTGCCGTAGGAAGCAATGGTTGTAGAATTAGTATGCTTTTCAACCAATCCACGAATTGTTTCCCTTTCACCTGTGTCAGTGCCACCATATACAAAATAAATGTTATCATTTTTATTTCCCTTTGTTTTATCATATAAAATTTGTCCATGTTTTTCTACATACTGAAAGAGACATAAAGTATTACCCCTAAGATGCCGTAATAAATTAACCAAGAAATCATTTCGTTTTTCGTTAGTGACAAGATATTCTATTTCTTCAGCATAGCTCATTTTTTCCCTTATGTTAGGATGTTTCAATATAATACATTTTATTTTTAGATTTGCGAGTGTATTTTTGTCTATAAGTTCTTTTGTAGTGACAACTTTTTCAACTGCACCAAATAGACCCTCTAGCACTAATTGATGCGTCTGTGTACCGTCTAAAGTCCCTGTAAGACCGAATCTATACTTACAATGGTGCATCTTAGTCATTATACCAGTAAGTGATTTCGCCTTAAACATATGGGCTTCGTCACCGATTACACACCCAAACTGATCAAAATATTTTCTTGGCATTTTATAGAGAGATTGCCACGTAGATATAACTACATCCTTTTCTACTTTTGTAGTATAACCTTGATATACCTTCTGACAATATGTACCAGAGCTCCAACCATAATCTTCAAAGTCTGTATACATCTGTTCAACAAGAGATGTAGTAGGAACAAGTATTAGTGTTTTTAATTCTTTCATCTGGTAGTAACGAACCAGAGAATATATTATTAGTGACTTACCACTAGCAGTAGGAGAAACAAGAAGAGCCCTATTTCTGGATATGGCCAATTGTACAGCTTCCACCTGATAGTCTCGAATTTTGAGAGACTTACCTTGCGATTTTGGTTTGAGACTTTTGATGTAATTTCCGACATCCTTTCTATTAATATCCCTATCATCTTCAACTCCTTCTTCTATTATATATGGAATTGTATTACTAGCACAAAATTTCTTGATATAAGGTAATAGTCCTAAATATATTTCTCCTGTTGCTGGAGAAAATAATCGTATCTTACCATCCCACATACGATTTTTAAATTGAGGCATAAACTTTGCGCCAGGAACTTCAAAGGTAAAAAACTCTGACAATTCTTGACGTTCCGAATCAGTTAGTTCACTGAGAATTATGTATACTTCATTCTTTTTTGATATATGCATTTTGTAATGTTCTTGGTTCGCCGTAGTGACCATTCACTTGTATGTTCCATGATATACTTATTCGTGTGTAATAGTTGGGCCCTACCCAGTGTTGCAACCATGATGGAAAAATAAATCCTCTATTTTGTTTAGAATCAAATTGCACTTTATGAGAGTTGTAAAAATTATTTTTTAGTCTTCTAGGAATAAATATACTTGCTTGAGGCCTTGGGTCAAAAAACTCAATAGGAGCAGTATCTCCAAAGTAAGCTTCTTTGTCTACTTCTGTTTTTAAATAGTATACACCAGATAGAAAATTATTTGAATGTGTATGTGGAGCGTGTATAGAATTATTAGAAGATAAAGTATTACCCCACATATTTGTAATTGTGATATCTTCATAATCATATTCTAACTCATTCAATATATTTTTATTAATATCAATAATGTGTTCTCTAAAATCTTTAAAAAAAGATATGGTATGAATATCATCTTCTGTTTGATATAATGGAGCAGATTGATTTTTACTTTCTATATACTGAACCATATTTGTATAATCGTAGTGTTCTGGAGTATACTCAAACTCATGTATCTTTGTAGGAAATAGATCGTGTGATACTACATTAGCCATGCGACAACTGACCACCTTATTCCTTTTGTAACTGTTTTTGCTTCATGTGGATACATAAAGTTAGAAGGAAAAATAATTGACGATCCCTTTTTTGGTTTTATCTCTTTATCAGCAACAACAAACTCTCCACCACTATAATCATCGTTTAGATATAAAAGAGCTGAAACGTGAGGATAACCCCATTTTTGGCCATGACTGTGATGAATATTATCAATGTGTCTAGACATAAACCCTCCTTGACTATATCTGTTTATACGAAAGTCTGTAGTGTGTTCGCATAAAAATAAAGGAAATTCATATTCATATTGACGAATTGCTTTAATAAAACAATCTTTGAGTGGATTATAAAAGTTATTATCTTTGTGAATCCAAACATCATCCATAATTACACGGTCTTCTGAATCTTCATGAACCTTTTCGTGACTAGAAAAGGAAGATGATTTCCAATCTAAATCTGCAACCATAAGAGCATCACATAGATTTTTATCTACGGTATTCTCATAAACTTTAATGTAGTCATGCACATTCATTACATCATACCAGCTTCAAACTTTTTCCATGCTATTGCGTGACTAACATCCCATCCACGATTGTCGATAGACTTAATCACACCTTCGATATATTTTATAACTGTTTTTAGATATTCAATTTTTGCACCAAGTTCTATAACCTCATCATCAGAGTTTATGTACATTGCAAGATCAGTTTTTAAAACTTTAAAATCAAATGGTTTAGATGCATATACTTTTGCATCTGCTTTACCGCCATAATATTCCCACTTAGCTCTATAAAGTTTTTGGTAGTCACCTTGATTTTTTACAAGTAAAAGTTCAAAACGAGATTTATAATCTAACCATCTAGATTTTATTTCTTGGTTACGAAAAGACTCTTGATCTAGGTGTTCCTGATCAGTAATAGGTAAATCTTTGTACGCTTCTTTTTTAAGTTCTTCTAAATTCATATTATGTTTTCAAACCAACCTGTAACTATATATTTTTCTTGTGGGGATTTATTACCCTTGTGAACATGAGTAAATCCAGCAGGCCAAATGAGTGTTATACCTTCTTCTGGACGAAATGTTTTATTTTGGTACTTAAATAAAGTTTCACCTCCCTCAAAAACATTGTTAAGATATGTCATAAAAACAAGTTCTCTGCGAGAAACTTTAGTGTTTCTTTCATAATGCCAATCATGAAATCCACCATCATTTTCTGGAAAGTAAGAAATTAAATTTTCATTAGCAGTTTTATATTTACCTGTTAAATTAAAATGTTCAACATATTCGGTTAAACACAAATTTAAAAATTTAAAATATTCTTCAATTATAACATTATGACTATTGTTAAAAAAAGTTACATCAATAGAATTTTTAATTTTAGGGTCAACTCCAGAACCAGTATAACCTAGTCCTTTGTATTCTATATTTTCATGATGGTAATTTATAAGACTTTGTGTTAGACTAGTATCGCCTGTGTAATATTCTCGTATAAAGTTTTCGTGTGCAAATGTTTGGTTCATAATATGCCTTTCATAATAAAAAAAATGAGCAGAGAATGATAATCTTCCCTATTATATATTGACCCTAATGAGGCTTGCCGAGTTGTCATCAGAATTTAAGTCTAAGAATTTGATTTTGTTAAAGTGTATCAAATTCTCTGCTCAGTAATATATAGTCATTTTAAATTATACAATTGGTTCAATTTCATAAATTTGATATGCAAAATCAACCGTTGCTGTTAGGTATTCTACATCAGTAGCACCTTGATTATAATCTAATGCGCTCATTGCAATAGGATATAAATCTCTAAAAAATACGTTTACTATTGGATTATTTTTATTTGATAAGACAGTAAGTGTTGCATCAGAAAATAATGCATTTATGCTAGTTGTTTCTGTAACCTCTCCAATTTCAGTAGTTCTTCCTAATCTTGTTGTTGGAGTATTAGAAGTATTGGCTCTAAATTCACTAAACTGTGTTCTATTTTTAGGAAAACCAATTGCAGTCATCCACTCATGAATACTTAAAAAATTTTCTAGGTGTTCATCAACTATGTAAGTTATTGTTAGGTTGTCATAAGTAAGTTGATCACCCATCATAGGAATAGATTTAAAGGGTGTAGGAACTAAAACATCAGATAGTGCAATAGCAGGAATAGTGGCCGCAGTTGAAAAGAACTGCACCTTTGGTAGTTGATGGATTCCAAAACTAAACTGAGTTGGACTTGCATAATCTAATTTATCTGGTTGTCTTGTTATTGTTGTCATAATACTATTTATAACAAAAAAAAGGGGGAGCAAAAGCTCCCCCAAGTTTATAGTCAAGTTTCTTATATTACATAAGGTTATTAACTTTAACACGGCGATAGTAAGCGTTCGTGTTTGCATCAAGAGATGCGTCAGAGTTAAGACCAGAAGCAGGGAAACCGTCTGCAGCCGCACCAGCAGCAGCAAATGGGTTTGCAGCCATTCCGTAACGTGTCTTAAAACCGATTTTTGGTTGAAATGTGTTTTCACCAACTGCACGAACCATTTGTAATGGAACATATGGGCAGTAGAAGAAACCAGCATCATAAGGTGAAGTACCTTTATATCCAGCAACATAGTACTGATTAGCAGCTACGTTTGCAGAATATGGGTCAACATACACTTTATAACGACCATTCATCACACCAGCAAATGTGGTAGATGTATCGTCTACGTTTAAGTTGTTGTTAAGAGCAGGAGTGTAATCAAGAACACCAGCCATCTGAAGTGCAGAAGCAACGTCAGCGGAACAGATGATCATGTTACCTTTACCACGACGAGTCTGTTGACCAATCGCATTAGCATCACGCTCTATTTGAAACATCAAACCTTTAAACTTCTCAACTGACCAACGACCATTAGAGTCGGTGTCAAGATCGAAAGTACCAGCAGTTGTTGTGTTAACTTGAGCACCAGCAACAGCGGTGATGTAAAGTGAACGAACAACTTCACGGTTGATTTCAGCAAGAATTTCAGTTGACAACATATTTGCCAATTCTGTTTCTGCGTCTAAACCATGAATTGCTTTAAGGTCTTGAGCAAGTTCCATTGTGTACTCAGCTTTTAATGCACGAGAAACAGCAGTAACCGTTGTTTTCTCTATGCTGAATGCCATCTCTGCAAAAGAGTTTGCAGCAGCATCACCCAAAGCTTCACCTTGAGCGGTAGTCATACCAGTTGGAGATAAGTAAATTCCAGCTGGACTATCGTTCAATAGTTTTGGGTTAGAACCTGTCATTGCAGATGATGTTAAATCACCAGCAGCGTCATCGTTGGAAAGTCCTGTATCAGGCTCATCAACCAACAATTCTGCACCGTCTGAAGATGCAGCTTTAGCACGCATTGCAAAGATTAGTCCAGTTGGGCCAGTCATTGGTTGCACACCGCATACGTCATAAGCAATAAGGTTAGGCATTGCACGGCGAACGAGTGAGATCAAAATTGGATCCCAATTTGAAATCTGTCCACCAGTGGAGTTAGTAGGAGCAGCCTCTGAAAGAAAATTTTGGTCTTCCTTCATAGCCTTCTCTTGGTTCTCTAGGATGAGAGTAGTAACAGCACGCTTATAAGAATCATCAATCTTATTTAGATCAGGATGTTCTAGGACTGGCTGCCACTTTTCTTGTAGATGTTCTGTTTGAAACATTTGTTTCTCCTTTATTATTTACATCTTTTAATTATATTAACTTATGCACTCGCCTTTTGATCACGACTGATAGCAGACATATACTTATGCATAGTATCTGTCGTATCAATGTCCTGTGCGGTGCCACCATCTTCATCATCTATTGCTCTAACGCCTTCAGCAGGTTTAACTTTAGGAAAATAACTTTCCTTTAGAGTGGAGAGTTTTTCACGGAAAGACTCCTCACCAGTAAAGTCAACATCTTCTACAAGACCTTTGAACTTCTCAATCTCTGTTTGAGCTAAGTCTTCTGAAACTTCAGAAATAACTTGCTCACGAACTAATAGAGAATTATTTTCAGTCATTTCAACATTCTTCTGAATTGACTCATTTAATTTATCTTCTAGTTCTGCAATTTTTTCAGATTGTGCTTCCAAAACGTCATACTTTTCGTCTGGAACGTCAATATAGTGATCTTCAAACAACTGTTTCAGTCCAGAGATAAAGTCTTCTGCAATTTCGCCTTTAAGTCCACGCTCTATTGCCAACTCGTTCTCTTTTGTCCATTCCTCTACAACATAGTTGAGATATGTATCAACCTTCTCAGTTAACTCTTCTTTGAAGGTTTCCATTTCTGTTTCTTTCTCACTTTTAACTTCTTCATGTATACGATCAATCTCTGAACGTAACTTCGACTTAATAGCAGCTTCAAAAACTGTCCCTGCTTTAGTCTTAAAATCTTCAGAAAGGTCTTCGCCACTCATAAGAGCATCAACGTCTTCTTTAACGTCAAGGTCTTTAATACGAGCATCAATTTCTTCTTTCTTTTCAGCTGAAACTTCTTCTTCAACCTTTTCGTCTGCATCTTCGTGATAACCGTCTTTCATCATCGTTTCATATGCAGCTTTAAGATCGACAGCTTTCATGCCTTCCATCTTTTTGTGCATTGCAGCCTTTAACATTTCTTTAGTCATTTTAGCTTCTTCCAACTCTTCACCTTCTTCTGGAACGTGACTAGCAGCAAGTTTTTCTGGTTTCTGTGGTGCGACTTCACCTTTTTGTTGGGCATCACCAGAAACTTCTTTAGCTTTTGCAGCAACTTTTTTAGCTGGTGCATCTTTCTGTTCTGGGTCAACAACAGGTTTTCCTGTGTCTTCCGCATCGTTTTTCATCTTAGACTTTTCAGCAGGAGCAGCACCCTGTTTTGTAGGGTCTTCAGCTTCTTCAAGCTCTGCCAGAACCTCTGCTTCAAGTTCTTCAATTGTTTGGTCTAATTCGGACATCGGGTGTCTCCTTACTTGTTTTGTAATTAATATTTATAAATTATAACATTTTGAGGAATTTTGCAAACTCCAGTGCTTCCACTGAAGCTTGTCTTTGACGCTTTTTAACATCAAATTTTGTTTTCATATCTTGCAATTCTGCTTCAATAAGTGATCCATTATTCCAAACCCACTCTTTTCCCTCCATAATACCTTCTACGAAAGCATTAGGAGCAGATGGGTCTGCTACGATGTCTGCAGCTGTTGCGAGATAAAAATCATCTCTTACATAATTAGCTCCGCCTTTTGATTCCAAACTTCCCATACCTCTAGAAGAAACACCTAGTTTTGCACCCTCATCCATTAAATTTTTAACTATTTTACCCATAGGTGTTTCCATTATTTTAGCTTCGCCAATAAAATTTTTTCCGTCAGGCTTTAACGATGTAATCATGTGTGACACTCGTTCCAAATTGACCGTTGGCCCATCTGGATGTCCAAGTTCCCCAAACGCCCGATTTTCTTCAATAAAATTCTTGCTATACTTATTAACTTCTTTTTGTAGTACATCCATAGGATATACTCTACCATTGCGGTTCTTTATGTCAGCTTGCATAAAAATACCACGAATCTTGTAATTCTTTTTACCATCTTCCTTTTCTTCGCAGATGTATTCTACTTCTTCTACAGCTTCTGAAAATAGTTTCATTATTCTATCCTTACGATGTATAGTTTTCGTCTTTTTTAAATTCAATAATAATCGTTCCAGATGTACCAAAACAACTAGCTTCATGATCACCTGATGTTGCAGCTGTATTTGTAGCAGCAGATTTAATTGCTCCAGCAGTACCATCATAGTGTCCTGTACCAGCACACCTAAACTGAGTAGAATCTTGTGAATTGTTTGCAGCTGCACCCACTTCTATGATTTCTACATGACCAGTATCATCGTCTGCTGTACCCTCTACTAATGACCACCAAATACGATTGAGATGTAGTTTTGCACCATTTGCGTGTCCAGCTAATGCACTTGCATCTAGAATAGCATTATTTGCAGTTGTATCATCTTCGATATCAACCAAGATTGTGACAAATCCGCCTGCGCCTGGATTATTTACAGGTGTGTCTCTTAGTGTTCGTGTTGCAAAAGCCATTCTTTAACTCCTTAAATTGATAACATTTCTTTCTCAAAATAATTCATAAGTTCTCTTTCGGAAACTTTAAATTTTTTTGATACTTCTTTTATACTTTTTTCAAAACTATTTAGGAAATCTGAAGGTTTAGAATCCATTTTTTGAAATATTTGGTCAATAGCACCCCTCATCTTAGGAGAAAGTTTCTTATACTCCTTAGATTTCTTATGCTCATCCTTTTCAATTACGGATGTATATACTCCACTAAACGTCTGAGTCATCACTTTCCTCTGTTTCTACTGACATAGTTTTAACAAAAGTGTTTGCTAAATCTTTTCTTCTAAGTTCTAAAGCATCACCTACTTTAGTACCTATTGAAGTTTTAAATACTTCTTCTGCACCTATGTTATTTCCGTCAACAATTGCGTCTACAAATTCTCTACTCATAATTAATTTCCTTCTTTTTCTGGTTCTTCATAATCTGGCATCTGGTCTGGAGAAACAACTCCACCAGCTCCATCTTGTGGATATCTTGTAATTCCATCTCCACCGTCTGGTAAACTTATTCCACCATCCATTGGATCAATGTCAATTTCTTTTCTTATCTGATCATTCATTTCTGCAATTTCTGCATCATTCATACGTAAAACTTTTTTCAATACATACTCTTTACTAAAGAATGTACCAATATATGATTGTATAGAATCAAGTGTTTGTATACGATCATTAAGTAACTCTGCATCTTTAAGCTCTGCAAAATGACCATCCTGTAGAAAGTCGTATTGAATGTGTTCTTGCATCATGTCCCAATCTTCTGGTGCAATAATACCTTTTAATAGAAGTTGAGTTTTAAGAATGTCTGTAAATAATGGAGTAAACTTCTTACGAATACGTTGCACAAACTTAGTAAATTTAAGTTCATCTCTTGTAATCTCAGAAGCTCTTCCTAATGAAAATCCATTTTCAGAATCCATACGAGAGATAGGAACATTTAAAGACTTGTATAGTTTCTTTTGAAAGTATTGAATATCATCAATCTCTCCAAGATTAGAACCGCCAGGCAATGTAGTAATTTCTGTTCCTCTACCACCTTCTCTTCGTGGGAGCCAAAAGTCTTCTAACATTGACATATGATTACGATCATCACGGATTTCTCCAGTAGATGCATCATATACTAATTTGTTACGATAACGGTTCATAACATCTTTTAGATATTGCTCTGCCTTTATCTTAGGTAAATTACCTACATCAATATAAAAAATACGGCGCTCAGGAGCCCTAGAAATACGATATATGACAAGTGCATCTTCGATCATCCTTAATTGGTTAACAGGTTTGATTG